ATACAAACGACCCATTTTTAACATTTCCCAACACATATTTAACAGTTGTTAGCACAGTTTGGCACGCTTTTTGTTGTATCCGTGCCAACGAAACGATTTTTAACAGGTCGTTTAGAAAGTTTAACAGATGAATAAAGATGCGGTTCGCCTGTACTCGCTGCATAAATATTCAATGAAGGCTTATGCCTGTAGTGCTGCATAAATATTCAACCGCCACAGAAGCCACCGACCGCCACGATGTCGCCACATATTTAGCTTATGCTAAATACGCCACATCGCCACCTACAGGGCGTTAAAAAAGACCCTGTGGGCAACAACACCTCACAGGGTCTTAAAAGGGCACACGGCTTATTCTATAAGGTGAAGCCGTTGCGCAAAATGTTTATAATAGTGTTAACATCGTCCATCAGCATATTTGAAGTATCTTCAAATTTGACGTTTACCAACTTTGTAAAACCTACAACGTCTTTGACCTTAGTCAGACGTGAAGAAGCGGTTTCAACGCCTGTGCTTGTTATGGTCTTCTTCTGCAAAACGATGTAAGGTGTCAAGCCCATAAGGTAGGTTGAATCGAACTTTGAACCGCCAAGCACTCTTATTTCTTGCCTTTGAGTTCTAAAAAGAACATCGGTGCACGGTTCAACTTCTTTTGTCCATACGATTCTGTCTTCACAGGTCAACACATAGACACCACCGCCACCAAATAAATTAACCCTTAGTTCAAGTGCAACGGTGTGCCCTATAAGGTCAACAGGCAACGTTTCAAGACCGATGAACGGTACAAACACATTCAAGTCTGTATCATAGTCAGCCGTACTTTGTGTTACGTTTGGAATATCAACAGAACCGAATGAAATCACCTTTGTATCTGAAGCCAAGTTGAAGACGTTTGTATCTACTTGGAAATTACCACACATCAGTTTTGACGTAGAACCTTTTTCAACAGGAAAGAAGAATCTTTTGACCCTGTTTACATAGTCGCCAAGGTCGTAAGAAATCGGGTCTTCTTTCGTACTTGCTGAATCGCCTGTGTATGGCACAAAACGAGCGGTCGCAAAGTCTTCAAGATTCTGTTCATTCAACACATAAGCGTTGATAAAACCATACTTCTTTGTCGGTGTTGACTGTGCATTTGCCACACCGTCAACAACTATACACCAATCGTCTGCATCAGAACTTCCCACCGTTGGCGTTATTGTACCTGTTGCAGTCAACTTGTCTTCACTTATAGTCATTTGTACCACACGCCCACCTGTTAAACTGTTATATCCTGTTATGGTACACTTTGGTGCGTCATCAAAGATGTTTCCTGTATCAGCCGTTAACGTGATAGTAAGCGGTTCACCAACGAAACAGTATGTAGGCTTTGCTACAGGCGTGCACCCCGACAAATTATAGTCTATACGCATAGCCTGTTTTGTTTCGCCTGTGATAACTATCGGGTGTTTGAAGTCAACGTTTGGCAAAGTAACAGAAGCGTTTGACGTAGCCGTGTCCGTGTCTGCAACGTCATTGATTACAACGTTAACAGTTACAGGTACGTTCTTACTGCTTCCATCTTTGGCAACGTAGACACAGGACACGTTCAACATCACCTTTTTAGAAGACAGGTTCACAGTCACAGAAGAACCGTCCACGGTGTGTAATTCTGTAGCGTCTGCAATATTGTTTGTAACCGTTGGCTCTGTAGGTGTTGGCGGTTCAACGGCTTTGGTGTTACCGTCCAACGTAGCATAACCACCATAAGAAGCGGTTGCAAGGGTGAATGTTGCAACGTTACCCGATACGTTCATATTTTCCGTTGTTGCATCTGCAAATGGGTCTTCGGGGTCTGCACCATAAGTTACGGTCGGTACACCGTCAAAGGCGAATCCATCTGCACAGGTCAACGTTATAACCGTATTGTTGCCCTGTACTTCTGTTTTGTACGTGGTGTGTTGAACGTTGTTTGTAACTGCTAAAGGTTCAACAGGTGAACCACCTGTGGCGTTAAGTGTTACTTGAATATCGCCTGTAATAGTTTCGTTTAAACGAAGTCGTCTGCAACAATACTTTCCATCACTTGTGATACCTGTTAACTCGCCATCAATAACCTTTTGGTCGTCAGCACTTGAAACTTTTTCAAAATTAAGGGCAAAATTTTGATTTCCGTTGTAGATAAAGAAGTTATGTTCACCGTCATTTTCTACAAAGTAACAACCATCAACGGCTTTGGCTTTTAATACCGAATAGGTAACAAAGTCGTTTGTATATGTATCACTTGAACCGTTGTTCGTGCAACGTGTAAAAGTATAAGTTAAATTGTATGTAGAAGCCATTATCTATTACCTTTAATCGTTATCATAACTATCGAACCATCGTCCGTTAATTCATTCAAAGGGAACGGAATCTTTTCTTTCTGTGTCCTTACATCACATACAGGCTTGTAGTCACCATCGTACTTATGTGGTGAATCGGTGGCGTAAATCTCGCCTGTAGCTTCAAGAATCTGTTCTTTGAATGTAGTCAGAGAATCACAGGACAAAGACAAATAAGCTTTGTCACCGTCATATCTTACAGAATCAATAAAGTAATAACGCCCTATTGGTTCAACGTAGCACATTGTAAAGCCATCGACCTTACCACGAACGCAAATCACAGGCGTTAAGAAGTCCATTTCGGAAATCTTGCCTGTTATGGTAACAGGGTCGCCAAGAACCTTGTTAACCTTGTTGCGTTGACCATTGTATTTATAAAACAGTACGTTCATAGTTCTGCACTTTTATAGTTACCGAACCGTGCAAATTCACGATTCCTTGAATTATTGCGTTCACGTTCTGAAACGTCTGCTTTGAATTTGAAACAGAACCCTTTGAAAGATTCCGTCCAACCAATATGCAGCCCTGTGTGTCCTTTGGATAATTACCTGGGTGAATCATTATTCCGACACGTCCGTTAACTTGCAACAGGAACGGCATATTTCGCCCGAACTTGTTTGAATATTGATACCCGATTCTGTACGTTCCCGAATCGATGCAAGGATGATTCACGTTCTTGGGCGGTTCCAAAGTATCGCACAGGTAAGTATCACCATCATATAATTTACCAATAGTGTACTTGTCATTTTGAAAGATTCTTTCTAATACTAACATAACAAATCGAATTTAAAGTAAAAACGGTGGCACACCGTAAGAATGAGCCACCGTCCAAAATTAGGCAACAAAGAACACAACAAAGTTTTCGTTGGTGTCGTTGAAGTAACCTGCATCGAACTTATAATAGTTATTGAAGAACTCAGCCTTTGCGTTGTAGTTTGTGGTTACACGCTTGTCAAGATTGCAAACACCGAGTGCGTCACGGTCAAACATCACACCGAGCACACCGTTGATATTGATGTCATGGTTTCCGCTTGTCTTGATTTTGATTGCAGACGTATGAGCAAAACCGTAGTCTTTGCCTGTACCTTGCCAAGAAGCAACGGTTTCAGCGTTTGGCAAAAGCACCTGTTCTTTGTTGTAGGTGTCTGCGTACAAATAAGCCTGTGCACCCTTTGCAAAGTCAGACAACAGGACGGTATGAAGCGAATCCTTTGGGGTGAAACGTTCTTTGCCACCAACGTTGAAGAGCGTAGAGATAGACTGCAAACGGTCTGCATACAGACCCATCTGATAAGATGCAAAGCGAATGAAATCGCCATCGGTCAAACACTTGTCAGCGGTCAAAGTTGTTCCCTTTGCCTTGTTGTAGAGATACAACAGGTTAACACAACGTACAGTAGATGTTGAACCGTAGTCCACGGATTTGCCTGCACCTGTGAATGCTGCTGCATCAGCAAACAGGGTTTCACCAACCATATTGTTGATAGTGCGCATAATAAGGGCGTCTGTCTTGATAGTCATAGACTTGTCAACTGCTGAGTAAATCATAGACAGGAAGCCGTTCAACTGTGCTGCGCTGCTGAAAGATTCCTTTACCTGTCGTTCTGTGATAGAAACAGGAACTTCAAAAGTCACCTTTGAGTTGAAGAACTTAGCAGACACAACAGGCTTGTGGAAAATGTCCTGTTTGTACTCTGTGCCGTCTGTAAGATTCCAAGTGTCGTTCACTGTTGCTTCGGGAACGTCAGCGGAAATCTTTTCAAGTACAGAACCAAATTCCCAAGCGTCCATCAATACAGACGGAATCTTGCCAGCATAAGGGCGGTTAACGAAAATCACCTTACCGATGTGGTTTACAAGTGACTTCACGTAGTTATCAACTGCACCTTGGTTGAATACTTCTGTACCAAGGTCAACAACGCCTGTAAGGTCTTCTGCTACGATGTCAGTCTTACCAAGAACTTCACCGCTTACTGAATTAATCAGTTCATAAATCTGTTTTACTTCCATTTTAAAATAATTAATTATTCGTAAATACTTAATGTTAAATAACTTACTAAAGTGTTGATGATGTCTTCACGAACGTTCATCAATCGGGCACGGTATTCGTCCAACATAGCCTGTGTTACGTTACCGTTGAATCCTGTACGTGAAACTGTGCCTGTTTCCGTTTCCGTTCGGTTCTTGGCGTTTGACTTGTCTTCTTTGGAATCGTCCTTGAAGCCATCATCGTTGAACGCCTTATCACTCTTTGTGATTCCGTCCGTGTTTGATTCCTGTACGGTAACGGTCTTGTCTGTTGAAGTGCTTTGAAGTACAGGTTTCAGAAAATCGTACTTCTTTGTGAAGACTTCAAACTGATTCTTGAACGTATCGACACACATATCAAGAACCGCGCCTGTAAAGTCTTTGCAGTTGGCTTCTGTGAATGAATCAAGAACCGTTCTGTTTCCGAACTTCACCAAAGCAAAGGTATCGGGGTTTGTTTCCCCGAATATCTCAGCATAAATTTCGGGGTAACGTTCTTTAAAGATTACGCTAAAAAGTTGGTTTTCCCCGATGAATAATTCTTTGAATAACATACGCTATAACGAATTAAGTTTCTTCTTTTTCTTCTTTTTCTTCTGTTTCAGAAGTTTCTTTCTTTTCTTCTGTTTCCTCAGTTTCGACCTTTTCGATGTCCTTAGACAACGCCAAGAAGTTTTCGTGTTCCAACTTCCAAGAAGAATTTAAATCCACCTTGATGTCAGTCCCGAACATTTCATTTACCTGTTTGATTGCATCACGTCTGCTATTCAGCATATTTTCCACATAAGGTAAAAGAACGTCCACGTTCATTGAAACTTCACCAAGGTTCAAACGTTCACGCTTCATATTATAGTTAGCGTTCAAGCCAAGTTCATTGAGCATTGAAGCCCTATAATATTGTACGAGTTCAACCAACTGTGTTATGTATTGACTGTTTGACACGTTGGCGGTCTGCATTGATACGCCCTTGAAGAAACTGTTTTCACCGATTACTGAAAAGTCACCGTTAAGAATCTTTTTCAAGAACTCGTCTGCACTCTGTTTGGTCTTATCATCAGAAGCACTTATCAGCATAGTGATACGTGTCAGAATTGAAGCCGTGTTCAACGAAATAAGACCGTCTGTGTAAAGAACCGCAAATTTGCCGATGATAGGCAACAGGCTTTGACCGTTGGTGTCATTCTTCATCAGAACACAGTCAGAGCCGATTCTGTACGTCTTGTTCAACTTTAACCAAGGGTTCGCCACGATGTAGTCCAAAGGGCGACCGTATGCGTCAAGTTCGCCACCTGTAGAACCGCCAAGGGCGTACAGGTCGTTTCCTACCTTTGTAATAGCACAGTTTCCACTTTCCTGTAACAGGCGTTCAAGTTCCACCTGTGGGATAGTTTCTGGAAGACCATCGTACTTGAACATTGACTGAGTAATAGCCAAAGTGTGCTCCATAAAGGACGTTACGGCTACGTCCTTTGTCTTCACCTGTGCTTGATAGTGCGTATAGATATTATCTAATTTTTTCATTTTACCAAAGTTCTAATTAATGTGCAAAGTTCCGTCAAAACTTTCGTGTTTGCTTCAACAGTAGCACTTAACTTGTCGGTTTCGTCTTTGTGCTTGTCTTCTTGTTTCATCATAAAATAAAACAGGGCGACACATACCGCAATCGGAAAACCAACGTTGCTTATTAATGATGTAACTTCGTCCATACTCATAATTTATATTATTTTTAAATCTTTTGCAAAGATACGAATAAAAATTCGTATCTCCGCAAGATTTACATTATTTAACGCTCAAAATGTTATTTTTTGCGCTTGTCATAATATAATTACGTACAATTTCACCAATTTCGTTGTTCTGATAGAAAACCTTATCGGTGGCAAAGAATCGGGCGACCTTGGCTTCAAGTTCTGTTGCAGTACTTATCAACTTTCTTTTGTAGTTCGGTTTTCCGTTCATCGTAAGCGAATAAATCAAACTGTTGTCGGTGTCCTTGATAGGTGTCGTTTTGGCGTGAATGTAGGTGAAGCACTCATCATCAACCTGTATGATATTTGCCTGTAACACCGTACCGTTGAACTCTATGAAGTACGTGAAAAGTACGTCCTTTGGCTTGTACTTCTTTGGTAAATGCGGATATACCGCAAGTTCCCATTTACCGCCCGTAATCATCTGTAAAGCCTCATTTCCGAAACAGAAGTACTTGTTTGACGGTTTTTCTTTTTCCAAGGTGTCGCAATATTCCACCGCCACCGTTGCACCATCTTCACCGAATCGGTACAGGTCGATATTTCCCTGTGGCATATTCTGTATGTTGTTCAACCCCATTTCGCCAAAGTACGGGCAGAACTTGTTCACCGTGTTACCGAGCATAAACACACGGACGTTGGAACGGTTTCTGATAATCGTACTCAGTACGTTCATAAAGAGCATAAACTCATCGGGCAAATAATAACGCCTTGTGATAAACTCATCAAATACGACCGTGGTTATCATCGGGTAACTTGTTGACTTATCGTGTTCCTGTTCTGACAGACAGAAGCCATAACAGAACGGCTTATCATCGGGGAAGCGTTTGCCCTTGTTGCTATCGTAGTAAGACAAGAACCATTTACCCGATAAATAAAATACTTCGTTGTACTTACCGTTCGTTACCTGTGACACAAAGCCGTTGGCGACGTGACCCGAAAACAGGGATTCAGCACGTTTTCCCCTCAAGTCTTCACGCCAACGTCTGACGTATGCGCTTTGTTCACCTGTTTCAACGTAGTTGATAATCATATACGCCAAACACGCATAAGTCTTACCGTTGGAACGTTCACCGAAAATGATGTTGTAATCAGCATTCTTTTCAAGAATAGCTGACAAACTGTAGTACTTTGGTTTTTTACTTTTCTTTCCAAACATATCTTTATTCTTTAAATTTGATACCCATTAAAAAGTTTAAATACATAACAGACAACGAAAGAGAATAACCTGTGGCTTCAAGATGCACGCCCGAAAGTTCGTGAAACTCACCCTGTTCGCCCCTGTAGTCAGTTAACACGCCCTGTTGCTCATAGTCAATATAAGTGTGGATATTCTTGCCTGTAGCCTGTGGCGGTATAGCCAAATAGTTAGTGAATGCTTCAAAGATTCCGTCCTGTCCGTAAGTTTCAAGTAACCACGGAATAGCACTTTTCTTGTTCACACCGCTTACTGTCAGAGATACAGGGTAACTTTTACCGCCAACGGTCAAAGCGTCTTCTTCTTCCACCATATAACGTTTTGCGCCAAGGGTCTTGAACCGACTGTAAACACCCTCAAAGTCCCACACGCCCATCAACTTGTTTACGCCTTTTATGGTCTTTGGTTCAAACAGTTCAAAGTCTATCTTATGATATTTTGCAGCCTGTCTGAGTTTATATTCCACCATCGTATTGTATTCTTTGAAGTACTGTGCGTGTGCTTCACCGTTCTGCAATTTGACGGAATCGGTGTCTGAATATATATAATCGTCACCACATTCGTAAATACCTGTAAAAAGGTTTCTTCTTGCATAAGCGGTTACAAACACACCCCAAGGGTAAAACAGAAAACGGTTTCTGCTATCGTTGTACTTAACCAAGGTTTCATTTATCTTATCCGATGTAAGGTGCGAAACGTCCCATTCACCGTTATAAGTAAATTCATCACGCAAAGGATTCGTGACACACATACCGTAGCAACTGTTTAACATTTCCTTGGAATTTAAATATTCCACTTCTTTTCCCTTTACGCCCTTTAAAGTTGTCTTGTTGGCATACAGGTGAAGAATCGATTTTACAAACTCTGTGGGCAAATACGCCTTTTTATAGCACCACATATCAACCACCTTTTCGTCTTCCCAAGTATAGAACATCTTAAACACGTTATAGTCAACATTCGTGATAGTAGTCACCACCTTGTCAGCCGAAAAGACACGACCGTTATTTTCCACCACGTTTTCTTTGTAAAAGCACTTTGAAACAGACAAGGGTGTGTCCTGTACCTGTGAACTCATTATCTTTGTAAATTCGATGTCGAAGATACAACAGTAAGCAGACAGGAAAAATTCAAATTGCTTCTTACTTTTTACCTGTACGTGCACGCCCGAACTCATCGGGAACTGTTCTGCAACCATCACATAAGGATAACTGCTTGTGAAATCGTAACTGCTGACGTTGGTCATTATATCGTCTGTGTGGTTCGCATTTGCGTGCGTAAAGCCACCACTAAACGCCCTTTGCAACGTGTTGAACTCATCAGCACCACTTATGTTAAGGTCATGAATCGTGTTTATGTAAGACCAATTTTGCACGGTCTTCCCGAACTCATCTTCACAGTACAGACAGTGTTTGCGACAGTACTTTCTGACAAAGCCTGTTTTGGTAATCGGCAAATGTGTGATTCCCTTATAACGTTCTATCATTTCCTGTATGTAGCACATCACCACCTTAACGTCATTAAGACAATAACCCATTTCTTTTTCTGTTAGTGGTGTCTTACTGTGGCGCAACAGGGAATAATCAAGGTCGCCCACCATCTTTTCACATTTGTACTTCATAAGTTGACCACCTAACTTTGCCAAGGAATAACCCGACAACAGATAGCTGCAACGAAATTCGATACCCGATTCTGTGATAGCGTATATCGGTTTTCTTAGGTCTATTGAAAAGACTTTGTTCCACGTGAAACGTTGTCTGATAAATTGGAACTCATACGCCAAGTTATGAACGTACACTATCAAACGCCTGTTTTCTGATAGCTGCAAGTAGTCAGATATAGTTTCCATCATTTCGGTGAACTCTTCCCAAGTACGACCGACAACACAGTAGCCGTTTATTCCAAATTGCCAAACATACATACAGGAACACTTTTCTAACTTAACGCCTAATTTTGTGTACTGCTCATAGGACAAATATTCGTCACCGTTCTTATAGAATGAAGTGGTTTCAATATCGAAGCAGACTGGAATATCAAAGAACTTTTGTTTCTTGTTGTTTCCATGCAAACAGGATTCATCAACCGCCATTTCAAGAACGGTGGTTATTTCTTGGGGTGAATAGACTTCACCGTGCAAACAAAAATTCTTTTTCTTTTTCATTATAGACCAAATTTCTTTAAAGTACTCATTATTCCGCTTTTAATACTGTTGGCATAGTCCAGCACATTTTGAGCGTCTTTTTCCAAATCCTGTTCTATTGCCTGTTCCAACCTTGCAGCGTCCGTTTCTATTTGGTCAGAAACGTCTGCTGCTTCTGTTTCAAGTTCACCTGTGAAATCTTTGTATCTCATCAAGTACTGTTCCACGAAATTTTCATCAGACACGGACAAGAACTTTTCCTGTATCTTGTCAGCCATCAGATTAAATTCGTCTTCTGTAAGGTCGTAGGCATCAATCAAATGTTTGTTGTACTCTCTAACACCTGTGGCGGTCGATGTAGGTTGACGTAAGAAACCCACTGCTTTTGCATATTCGGCTTTTAGGTCTTCCCAATCGTGGCGCATTGAAAACTTGGTGAACCCCTTAATATCGCCTTTGTTCAACGCCATAACTGCGGGTGAAACAAGTCCCTTTGATTCGATGTTCTGAATACGTCTGTTCGCCTGTTGAAATATTCTTCTTATCTCGGCTTTGTATTCGGGCGAACTCATTTTTGCTTCGATGATTCTTTGCTTAATTACGGCTTTGTTGAACGAAAACGTTCTACCACTAAAGCCTATCGGATTCATACCCATAACTACTTAAAATTAAAGGGCACACCTAAAAAGAATAAGTGCGCCCTATGTGTGAAACTTCAATACTACTTAATATCGACAAAGTTGATTCCGTAACAGGTCTTAGCGTGTGACTCATAAGTATAGATAGTGTAACCTACCTTACCGTCCTTAATTGCCTGTACTGCTTCGGTGTTTGCGAGAATCTCTCTGAATGTCTCGCCCAAGTGCTTTGGCATATTAACCAACTTCTTTGTCTGTACGTCAATAACTACGGGTGAATCACCCAAAGCAGAACCGTGAACGTACAGACCGTTGATAGGGTGAATCTCATCGGGTGAAGAACCCTTTGCTACGTCTGCTAACTTGATGTACTCATAATCCTTGGTGTCAATACCAAAAGAAGCCTTGTTGAATGTGTTACTAAAACTAAACATAATTGATAAAATTTAAATGTTAAACTTATTATAAACTGTTATTCACTCACCTTTTTCAGATTCGATTCGGTCTATCAACCATTTACGGAATCTGTTCACCTTGATAACGGCTTTGTCATCGTTGCACATTTCTTTGGTCTGTAGCAGACCATTAAGAGCGGTCAAAGCGTTAAACAGATTTTCTTGATAATCGTTTCTTTCTTCCATCACTTTTGAAACTTGATGTAGCCACCGTGATTTACTACGGTGGTGTCCGTTGTTACTATTACTGTGCGCCCTTTTGCTTCCACGTTCTGTGAAGTGGTACAAGAACCAAAGACGCTAATTATTACAAAGCAGATAACCGTCCAAAGGACAACTGCACAGGTGGATTCTATCACCTCAATCTTTTCTTTCTTATTCATCGTACTTACTTTTATGTTTGATAAACTCAGCCATCAGTCTGTTTTCTGATAAGAAGTCAAGAACCTGTGTAAATTCGTCCTGTAACTTGTTCACTAACAGACCATCTTTCTTATCTTGCATCAGAACATCTTGAACCACGGTTCTTGCGTCTAAAACCGTATCATTTACGGCATTCAACAGGTTCTTCTGTTCTGAGTTCAAACTCTGTGCAATATAGTCCATATCGTCACAGGCTTTGTTTAATACTTGAAGCAACATCAACAGTGCTTCTTCTTTCTTCTTTGTGTCCATACGCCTTTATTTTGTGCCTGTAGCTTTTACACTACAGGCGATTAAACTTATCCGATGCGCTCACTAATTTGCGTGTTACGTGATACCTCACTTTTAACACGTTTACCGTTAACTGATAAAACGGTTTCACATTCTAAAGTAATTTTTATTTGTTACTCATTTTCTGAATCACGGTGCAAAGATACGGCGATTTTTTCAATCCACCAAATTATTTTTGTTAAAAAGTCTTAATTGGCGATTTTTTCTTTTTTTCTCTGTTTTTGCGCTTTTCGGCTTCACCTTATAGAATAAGCCGTGTGCCCTTTTAAGACCCTGTGAGGTGTTGTTGCCCACAGGGTCTTTTTTAACGCCCTGTAGGTGGCGATGTGGCGTATTTAGCATAAGCTAAATATGTGGCGACATCGTGGCGGTCGGTGGCTTCTGTGGCGGTTGAATATTTATGCAGCACTACAGGCATAAGCCTTCATTGAATATTTATGCAGCGAGTACAGGCGAACCGCATCTTTATTCATCTGTTAAACTTTCTAAACGACCTGTTAAAAATCGTTTCGTTGGCACGGATACAACAAAAAGCGTGCCAAACTGTGCTAACAACTGTTAAATATGTGTTGGGAAATGTTAAAAATGGGTCGTTTGTAT